ATACCTGGACCCAAACCGAACAGGCTGATTGGGAGGCTTCCAGCCTTGTGAATATAGATACCACCAGCAATCCTGGTTCCTTTAAAAGAAAATGGTTTTTAATTGATGATTTCAGCGATGGAAACTACACAAGTAATCCTGTATGGAACGTGGATACAGGTTCATGGTCTGTTTCTTCGTCAAAGCTGACAGCATCTCCGACGTGGGGAGCCCCGGCTAGAATACGTTTGTCGTATCTGCGTGGTAAATCGAGCGGAACCTGGTCGTTTAAGATGGGACACGTATTTAACTACGCATGCCGTACCCGTATTCGCTTCTTCGCTACTCATTACATAGGCGTATATTATCACGGCAGGGCTTTGTCATTAGGATATGATGGTTCGACAATCTCTTTAATATCCACTCAGCTTGCTAATTATGGGTACACAGACATAGAAACGGTTATAGCATCCGTGGCAGGAACGATCTCAATTACCGATATTATGTGTGTGTCTTTTGATAAGCAAACAGGGGATGCGAAAGTGTATAAAAACGGGACTTTAATTCTGTCCGCAAATGCCACGAATTTAATAACGAACGATTCGCTTGAGGATTTCAGTATTTATACCATACCAGATTTGCCCGGATCTGGTACCCCGCCGGATCCTCCTGCAACGCTGACGTTTACTTTTACAGATCTGTATTTCACGGATGCTCCGGCTACCATTAATACCTCAGAATACAACACCGACTGCTCATTAACTTCCGTGATATACGACATGGGCTCCAGTCTAACCTCGATTAATAATTTAACAAATATTTACACGCTTAATAATGGGGTTATAGTCGTTTCAACTTTTACGTCGGATTCTTCGGATTTTTCAACTGGGAATGATACTCAAGGATGGGTTCAAATCGGAGATACAGGAACTATCTATTCAGCTATTAAGCGATATATAAAGTTTAAAGTTGAAATAACAGCCACAATTCCTGCTGATCCTATAATGGACAATATGGTGTTGGAATATTTCACTTCCACTACGCTTATCGATCTTGTAAATCTGACCAACATGACATGCCGCCAGGTTCTGGATCTGATAACAGAACTCCCCGCCTACGAGATGGGTTTTAAAGCCGACGACACCTTTATCTACCGGCCGCGTTCTACCAGCGTTCCTCCGATCCTGGATCTAACCAGCGACATTAATATTAAGACCGTGCGAAATCTGTCCGACGGAATAGACCGGGTTAAGAATCGGGTAGTGGCCGAGTTCGGGGTTTACCGTCGGGTTTCAGACGCGAGCGCGGATACGGATCCGAACAGTATAACCAAATACGGAACACGCGAATATTCAGTGTCGGCCAGCAATCTTCTGCCTGCGGATAACGTCAACCTGGCCTACGCCGTTGCTCCTACGATCCTGGCATACACCAAGACACCCCGCCGCCGCTGCACGGTAGAGACAAAATTCATCCTCCACCTTGAACTCGGAGATAAAGTCACAGTCTATTACGACGAGCCCACGGCCTTACGACGTTGGAAGTGGGGCGACCGGGACGTGCGCTATGGCCAAGCGGACTTGGAATATCACAACGATTCCACTCTGTCCGACAGGTATAACCTTTGGGGCGTAGTGATGCGCGTCGAGGGCGTGGAGTTTGATTTCCAAAAATGGACAACAAGCTTTGATCTGGTGGAAGTTTTAGCGGAGGCATAACGATATGGCTTTAACAACTATCACAAATGGTGATTTACCCGACGCCACAGTCCTGATGGCTAATTTTAATTTTCTTGCCGGGGGGGCCGGGATCAAGTCCGACACGTTCGCCAATCTGCGGACTGCTGCGGCAATAGCACCGACTACTCCTTTTGTCTGCATAGCCACGGACGATAAACTTTTCATGCTTTATTGCGGAGACGCGGCGTCCGCGGACGGAGGATTTATAACACTTGCAAGCTGGGTAACAGGAGGAATATCATAATGAAAACTTTGCTGGCGATTCTTTTATTCTCAGGGCAAGCATTCGCGGCCGTCCCTTACTGGCAGAACGTGCCGAGCACCGGGACCGGGACGTCCACCACCTACCTATCCGGGACGATGAAAATATACCCGTCTACCGCGTCGGCGGCCGCGTCTCCAGCTATTATGCTATCTCCAAGTACGGGGATATCCGTGTCCTCCAATGTTTACATAGTGGGCTTCTCTTCGGCGGCGAAGTATTACGGAGACGGATCGAGCCTAACGGGAACCGGTGACAACCTCGGAAATCATACCGCCACAACCGATTTGAACATGAACTACCACAATATTTCCGGTGCGGGAACAATAACGGGAACATATTATATAGACGGGAGTGGGACAATACTTAGAGGGAGTAACGCAGGACAATATATAAAGGTGGGATCTGAGGCGGGGTCCAGCTCATCGGGAGTGGGCAACACATTTCTCGGAGTTTACTCAGGCAATCTCGTAACCACAGGAGTAGGGAATACTTTTTTAGGGTACAATGCCGGTGGAAACGTGATTACGAGTGGCGCTTATAATATAGCGATAGGACACGATAGGGCCTTGTCTTCCGGGGCTAACTATCAACTGGATATCGGTGGTCTCATTACCGGGGATATGACAGCGGGAGCGAGTTCCGCTACCGTGCAGGGGATTCTAAACGTGTCCTCAAACGTATTCATTGTTGGATATAGTTCCGCTACCAAATATTACGGCGACGGCTCAGCTTTAACAGGCGTGGCGACTTCTGGTGGAGTTTTGGTTTCCACGTTCACCCTTAATCTGATATCCGGCGGTGATGTGTTTGTAGCCTCAGGCACGTTCCTCCCGAACATGGGCTCGGAATACATGGTCACGCAGGCGACGTGGAATATTACCGGGGTACGGTGCTTTACAAATTATGTTTCCACCGTCGGCCCTACGTCGTTTAATATCGCCTATTCTACTGACACCGGGGCCACGACGACGTATTCATATTTATATACCAGTTCAATCACTGTCCAGCAGAACTCTAAATTTTCCGCTTGGGCCGGGATACCCGATAACGGGGGCACAATAACTATCTGGCCGACGGTGTTGTCACTGCACACGTTTGCTATTCCAGGGAGCGGAACCCTGCCACAGGAGTATGGGTGCGTCATTAAATATTGGAGGAGGCTGGACTGATGAAAATATTCACTCTGCTGTTGTTATTCGTGGCGCCGGTTTCGGCGGGGCAATTCGGGACAAACTTTCTTTCGCAGTACAGGATTTCCGCTACGCATTTTAATGAGGGAACCGGAACAACTTCACAGAGCATAGGGAGTTCAGCGAGCGACTGGACTGCAATCACTGGATGGGTGGACGGTCTTTTTGGAAAGGGGATGCTGATGGTAAATACGTCGGCTCCGGTATCTACCGTGGTCGTGGGTATGACTACGGGGTTTTGGGCTCACGGGTGGATTAGAAATACTTCAGTCTACACTACTGTGATTTTTTTTACTATGACGAATGCCACGGAATGCTGTATTTTAACGCTAAAAGATCCTAATTCTCTAGGAGGTGGAATACACCCTAACATCGGGTGTTATTCTGCGGGCTGGAGCTGGTGGTATTCGTTTTCAGACGTGCTACTTACCGACGGAAAATGGCATATGGTGGACTACTATAAAGGGCCGTCAAACGATATTAACGCTCAATACTGGACGATGTACATCGACGGTGTGAAACAAAACACAATCCTTATGACTAAAGCCATTTACGGAAATACAACTGGAATGAGCTTGAGCGGAGAACGGTGCGGCGGAGCAGGGACGGCCAGCATTGTGGGCGCGGTGGATGATTTTCAGCTATTCAAACTGCCGTTGCCTGTAATAGATTCTCAGGTGGGTTCGTGGATTAAAAAAATGTATACCGCCGGTTTAGGCAGGCATTCCAATGATTAAAACTTTTTTAATTTTATCTCTTGCAGTTTCGGCTTTCGCGGAAACCCGTACGTACCTGGTGAAGCGTGCTGATAATTTCCCACAGGACAGATACTTAATCACGGTAATCCCGGAAGAGTATAAAAGGTTCATAGACACCGGAAAGAAAACCATCTCCGAGGCTGACGGCCAGCCGTTCAGGATAACATCCTACGTCTTCAACTATAACGGTAAATATGCGCTTTGGACGGTTTCATTTCGGGACGAGGACGAACGCTGGCACCTGGACAGCATGGAAAGGCAGGGGTATATAATCCTGCTATCACGGATGGACATTACTCCCGTCTACGACGCACGGAAAGGCGGGAATGTAACCGAAGTCACACAGGACAATCTCGCGCCTCTTCCCACTGATTATTATGCGGTAGCGGTGAGCTCATCATGAAAACATTTTTCCATTGGGGCAGGAACTTCCTGAGACGCATAGAGGTTATCTGTCCGGAGGACACAGCCAAGCAGCCGGAGATCCCCCAGGTCAGCGGGTTCGCAAAATTGCACCAACGTATTTTAGACGCAAGGAGAAAAAAGAAATCATGGAAGAGAAATTAGACCGCATACTTTTATTGCTTGAGGATGAGAACGTCGGTCTATGCGGCCGCGTGAAATGCCTTGAGAAAACCGTAAATGGAAATGGGAAACCAGGCATCGCGGAACAGGTTCGAACCCTGCAAAATGAAAATTCAAAACACGCCGCGGCCGTTGCCGGTGGGATCACCATGCTGGCCCTGCCGGTATGGGAATATATTAAACATAGGATGGGGTGGTAATGCTCGCCAAATTCCTGCGCCGGTGGTTCGGTTCCGTCCGGCTGGCCATGACGCTGCTGGCGTGCCTGGCCGGGCTTGTGGTGGTCTTCCTGGATCTCCGCGGCGCCCTGCGCCTTACCGCACAGCTCTACAGCTTCCTGAGCTCCATGGTGGGCGCCGTGGCCGTGTTCATTTGGAAAGACACCGACCGGCCGGCCGGATATAATTCGCAGGGTCACCGCTACGACAATGAACAGGATGGAGAGGCATGAAACGCGTACGTATCGTAGAAACCGATTTACTGTTCAATCAGCCGCTGCCTGTCCGGCAAATCACGGATCGATTCGACATTCACTGGATAGGGCCGATACCGGCCGGGCTTAACCCTGACCAGATAGACGCTGACCGAGTTAATGGCTGGCATATAGACCGGGGATTCGCCGGGATAGGCTACCACTACCTGATAAAACAGGATGGGAACATAGAGCGCGGCCGACCGCGGCAATGCCGGGGCGCGCATGACGAAGGCGAAAACTTCCGTTCTATAGGCATTTGCCTGGTATCGGGGCCGGGGCTACCGGTCACGGAAACCCAGATAAATAGCCTCTGCGGCCTACTGGCGGACCTTTGCGATATTTACGGCCAGTCGCCTGACGCACCCGGAGTAATCGTAGGGCACCGGGATTTTGAACCGGCCGAGACTCCTACAGAATGTCCCGGAGACGTGCTGTACGCCATGCTGCCGGAGATCCGGCGTCGCGCGAGGGGGGCGCTTGGGTATTAAGCGCCGCGTTAAAGAAGCCGTCATAAACTTAGAGATCTGGCCGGGCGGCCTGACGAGCGTTTTACGCTGGCTATTCGGAGGAGGCGACCATGAAGATAACCGTGAGGGGCGTGAACATTCTGCCGTGGATCCTGCCGGCAATAAATCTGATTCGGAAATTAACAAGGAGGAAGATCATGGAAAAAGTTGACATGGAAAAATTAGCGGCGGATGTCCTGACGGATCTGAGCGAACTCAAAGACCAGGCGAAGCAGGTCAAAGGAGTTAAGGACGCGCTTCAGATTCTGCCGGCCGTTATCAAGAAAGTGGAGGAGGTGGCCGGAGGAATAAAACTGGCTGGCGCGCAGAAGCGGGAACTGGCAATAGCCGTCATCAATAAGCTGGTGGACATCCCCTGGGTGCCGGAAGCGGCCGAGGGCGCGCTCATCGGTCTGGCGATAGACGCCATCGTGTCGGCGCTCAACAAACTGCTGGGCACGTCCTGGCTGGCGAAGGTCGTTTAATGCCCGGGCCCGCTCCGACCCTCCACCGCGCCACACGGGGCGGGCCCACCTATTTTCTTGATCACCTAAATGAGCGCGCGGCAGCATTTGCCTACCTTGCCAAGATAATTAAAAAAGACAAAATAAAGGGCCGAAAGGCCCTTGACTATAGTATATTACCATAGTATAATATTATAAGAAAGGGGGGAGTAAATCGGGGGGCGTCATGACTATGATGACAAAGCAGTTACGCGTGTCGGTTTGCAGGATATGCCGCTTGGGACTAATCAAGGATGGGAAGATGGGAACCTCCCAAGCCAGAGCCGATAGAATAAAAACGGCTCTTAACTACACCGGGGGAAGCAAATGGAACTAAAACTACCGCACCTCGTTTGCCAGCGGTGCGGCCACCGCTGGGTGCCGAGGCAAGAGGAGCAGCATGTCTGCCCAAAATGCAAGAGCCCTTACTGGAACACGCCGCGGCGCAAGAAAAAGAAAGCCTGAAAAGATGAGATAAAAAGGCCCTGGATATCCGGGGCCTTTTTTGTGCTCGTTTTTGTGCTCAGTCCCCTGTATTTAGTGATGATAATATAGGTTTTACGATAACAAGCGATAAGAAATGAATTATATATTTTCTCAATGAAATCTGGTGGACGTGAGGGGGATCGAACCCCTGACCTCCTCGTTGCGAATCCCACAGCCTTTTTTAAAAAGGCTTATTTTCATTGTGGGATTCTCCAATCTCTTTTTTTATGTGCTCGGTTTTGTGCTTTTCCACGTCTGGAAACACATCTATATCCACGGCTCTGAGCGCCTTTTTTGCGCTCGTATGATCGTATAATTCCGTGGTCGAAGCGTTCTTATGCCGGGCCGCGTTACGCACGTCTGCGAGGCCTTTTCCAGCGTCCAGGAGCCTCGTAACGAACGTATGCCTGAACTTATGGAACGAGATCCTGAACCCCAGCCGATGCGCGTTCTTATTATCCATTTGCGGCCGGCTTAAGCGAACAAAGTGCCGAGTTATCGCATCCGGATTATAAGGGCGGAACCCATCAAGATCCGCGAACACATAATCGCTTTTAGAGAGCTGCTTCAATTCTATCAAATAATCGCGCAGGCGTGGAGTGATTACGAAGTACCGCCTCCGATCGTCGGCCTCCATTTTGGGCGTCCACCCGTCCCGGCCGACCACTTCACCGATACGTTCTTCCAAGTCTATATCCTCAAACTTTAGGTAAAACACTTCCGAGCGGCGCAGGCCCGACTCCGAAGTGAGCATTACGGCCGTATACCACTTTGTGAATTTAGGAATGGACGCCAGTATCTGTCGATACTGTTCTTCAGTATAGGTTTCCCGGCGGTGCCTTACCTTTGAAATATTTTTTATCAGCCGCCAACTGCTGGCCGGCATAATGTTCATGGTCTCGGCCCAGCGCGCGACAGTAATAACCCGGTTCTTCCAGGTGTCTAAGGTGTTCATACTGTGGTGGGGGTGGTTCCGGCGCCAGGCTGCCTGAGCCTGCAACAGATTCTGCGGGGTCAGGTCGGTCAGGAACTGCGGGCGGACAACGGTCTCGAACATATCAAGCGCGCAGCGGTCCAGCTCAAGGGTTTTGCGGGCGTTCATGTTGTCTCGGAAATATTGCTCTTTGAATATAGACCATTTCAGCGTGCCGTACTTCTCGTAGTCGGCTTTATCCCGCTTCATCTTCTCGAACTTAATGAGCGCCACTTCCCGATCCGTAGACAGGAACCCGCGCCGCGGCTGCTTCTCGCCAGGCCAGCGCAGCCGGTACCACCAGCGCGGCTTCCGGGCGGTGCCGCGGTTGTAGAGGCCGGTGTATTTGTCTGGACGGGGCATGGGAACATTTTTAAAACAGTGCCGACCCCTTACATCGGATTAGGACAGAGTAAGAAGGCCGGCTATTATGTTTGAACTTTATTATCTACCACAACACTGTTTGAATTTAAAACGTTTTCCTGAGTCGTTTTTCTTCCCACAGGGACACGGCTCATTACGTCCTATCCCAGCAAACTTCATTTTTCTAGCAATGGCGACATAGTCAATAATCTCAATGGAGGGAAGTCTAAACGATGTTACGGTCATTCCATTTACGTTTGTAATTGCCAAGTCTCCCTGACTGATTATATCCATTCCAATAATAACTCCGAAATTACCCGCACTATCTGGGCATTCGCTGACTAAAACACCAGGAACTTGCACCGCATTCGGAAGGACAAAATTAACCAGATGGGTATCGCTTTTACAGCAGCCTCCGGCATGACTTATCATTGTGGCGCCGACCGGAGTGAGGTTGAGTTTTTTGGCAGTATTGTTTGTGATTACGCTGTTTGTCGCCCCAGTGTCCCACAAAGCAGTGGTGTCATATAAACTGTATGGCGGGATAGGAGATTTGGCGGGATCAAAGGCCTGGCATACTTTAATAGGGGTTATAATCCTATTCGCCCGGCCATTCGCTTTAGTGGTGAAGGCGTGAAAAAACATGGTTTAGCAACGTGCCCAAAGATTTGACGTGATCGTTACCGTGTATGCATCCGGCCCAGGGATGCACGTCTGAATCATAAAAGTTCCAGCGGCACAAGTTTTTTGGGCCTCCTGGAATGCTTCCAATGGAGTGGTGTATACTCCCAGTATTTTTCTTCCTTTTATAACCAGAACCTTGCCCAGATGTTTTGACACCAGGTCGTTTTGATTAGCAATGAAATAGTTCAATTCTTCTTCGAACATACGGTCGCCCCTTAAAGGCCGATGGTGGGTTGCCTTTATAACTTACCCCTATAGTCTACATCATCCGGCAGCCCGATTTCAAGGCTGAAGAACCCGATTCACCTGGCCCCCAGCTATAGATTAATGGGCGGCCCCTATCTCATCCCCGCCCTAATTACCATTGCTACAGTTTCGGCTCCTTCTTTACGATGACATAAGGAATTGCGCCTATGACCTGGATGTTTTTTTTATTCAGCACGATGTCGTTATAGCCATCCAGTTTCAGCGTGACCTTGTCTTTGTGAGTGTAAATGGTCTTTATTGTGTATTCATCATTTACTTTCACGACGACAAGGCTGCCTTCCTCATACGGAGCGTCGAGTGCGACCAGCAATATATCCTTGTTGTTCGCCTCGGGTTTCAAACAATCGCCTTCTACTTTTAATGCCCTAACCCGTTGTCCCTTGGTTGCCATAATTTTTAGCACCTCCAAGGGATAGTATCCATCATCGAAGTTACATTTAAAATATTCTCCAGTTACTGTTCCTATGACAGGGACAAAGAGGGGAAGCCTGTCATCCAGGGAGAGACTGGCGGGAGCATTCAGGTGCTTTCGCGGGGGGAAGCAGGCCATGAGCTGCTCTATGGTTATTTTCTTATCGAGCTTTTTATTTAATTCCGAAATGATAGTCTCACGAATCGTTTCACCGGGGATTTCTTTACCATGAATCCAATCAGATATCGCGCCTTCGGTATATTTTATTGCTTTAGAAAACTTACGAGGAGATCCACGAGAAATGCCACTATTCCATTCAGTTAGATAATCCTTGAAATGTTTCATATAAAAAACCCCACGATCAAAATTACAAGTCCAATAAAGAATAGAGGACCTCCTAAAAACGGGGACAGAAACACTGCGAAGATGGAAAGAAGCATAATCAGACATCCCATACCCTGAGTGTTCCCGCGTTTATTCCTTCTGGTTTTCTTTTCTTGCTCTGCCGCCACATCCGTTGGCCTTCCGCAACCAGGACATGCACGGGCTTTGGTGGATATTTCTTTTCCGCAATCCGGGCAATTCGTTAATCTGACCGGTTCGGGATCTTTAGCAAACATCTCTTTGAGGGATGTTTTTGCTATTCCCCTAAAAGTCGTTTTTGTTATTTCAACGGTTTTAATTTCTGCTCCGCAAAAACCACAATTACTAGAATCCGATTCATTATCTTTTCCACATTTAGGACATATTTTAATTTCCATAACTCCCCATTTTACGACGAGACCAAAAGACTCTTGACAACTTGTCCAAGCTTGTGTATACTATTCCAAGAAGAATAAGCCATGTCGAAAATCAAAGTGCATCTAAAAATTTCAGAGACCGCGAGGTGCTCTGACACCCTCGAAAGCATAACTCCACTCGACATGGCTAGTGCTTAGAGGGTGACCCTTTTTATACTCGCTGATATTTTAGCGGATATCGCGGGCAGGGGCAAGGCGAAAAGCAGGGAGATATATGGACACGATACGAATGGCGGTGGCGGGGATCATAAAAGAGTTCAAGGCGGGCATCCTGGCAAAGAAGCTGGGGGGGCTGAATCCCTCTACCTTATATAAATGGGCGGAGCCGTCAACCGAGCAGGATCAACACAGTGAGATACCCCTGCGCCGCGCGATCCAACTCACGCTGATCACCGGTGATACCCGGCTCATGGACGCCATCGCGCAGGAAGCGGGCGGCGCTTTTATTCCTGGCCGACAACTGGTGGAGGGGAAATTCGATAGCGAGCGTGTGGCGCTACAGGAAATTAAAGCCTCGGCGGAGTTGCTTGAGGATTTCATGGCGGCACTTGAAGATGGAAAAATCACGGCGGAAGAATACAAACACCTTGCCTACCACGCCACCAAAGTTCACCTGGCGGCCGCCGCCATCATCGAGAGCGCGAGAGATAAGGCGGGGTTATGAGCGATATTATAAAACCTATTTTTATAGATGGGATGGAGCCTGTCTATTCCGTCAAGGCCACCGCCGCCATGTTCGGCCGTGACGTTCAGACGATTCGGCGGTGGGTGCGCGCCGGTCTTATCACCGCCAGGCGCAACGGGCCGAAGCTCGGGGATATCGTGTTCTACCGCAAAGACATCGAAGCGTTCAGGTCAAAGCCGGTGCAGGGGTAAGGGGGCGCTATGAAAACGATGTTATACATGACGTTAATTCTAATGATGGGCGCAGGAATAACCCACGCTGCCAATCTGTCCCTTGATTATGAGAAATCTGACCTTAAAGGGGGATATAACTCTTTCTTTGATTCATTCAATACGCAACGTATAGGAGGGGAGTTATCGTTTCCGCTATCCAGATTAATCACGGTTTCTATAGGTGCCGGACAGGAAAAGATGAGTTATGTCTATTTTTATGGGACTACGTTTTTGAACCAGGTGATGATGTTTGAGGACGGGACTATTATAGGAGCGCGTGGACCGTCTATTTACTACAGGAAATCTGAGAGTCTATCAGGGCCGTACTATAAAATCAGGCTGAGTATTAAATTATAGGGGGTGTTATGACAAAACTTACATATAGAAAGGAAAAAGGCCCGCAGGTAGTCAAGCGCGAGCTTCTGTCGGTCTACGCGGGCCGCGCCATCATGGTGGAGATCCAGCCGGAGCTGATTGTTTTCCGGCTTAAGGGCACGAAGACCCGGTATAGCCTGGGCGTGATCACGGCGCTGGAACACGCTATCCGCTTGGAAGCGGTACGGCTTGCTCAGCAGAAGAAGCTGGACCGCGATCAGAAGCGCAAGGCGCGAAAGCAGGGTTTATTGTGAATAGGAAAGGGGGCACTATGAACACGATCACCAAACGCTGCTGTTTCTGTTCAAAGCCGCACATCATGGGCCCGGACTATGGCGCGCCGTATTCAGACGGGATGTGCTGGTGGGCCTACTATAAAGGAGCGATAAAGTTTTTCTTCCAGGATGAGATACCGCATTTCATTGAGACCTGGACCCTGCCGCTGACGGTAGGCTACGTCGTCGTACAGATAATCAGGTGGGCGAACGTGGGGTTTAAAATCATTGGTGGCAAATAACACTTTATGAAAACAAAAAAAGCTTTTTGTCCGAAATGTGGTCGGCAACTTAAGCGCGAAACCGATAAGAAACTGCGGAGAGAATATCGCTATGTTTGCCCACACTGCAATGAGAATTTTTACGAGTTTGAAGTTAGTCGAAATTAGAGGTCTTTGAAAATTTTGTCGCGGTGCCAAATAAACCTGATGCGATTGGAAGTCAGGCTAAACGTACCTCAAGGGTTTAAACCGGACGCGACAAACAAATATGCGCCGTTCCTCCTCGGAGTAAATAGGCGCAGAAGGTGCGGCGGCAAGGGCCGGGAAGCGTGTACCGCGAGGGCACCCCGCAGATACGTGCAAATCGTATCGTCCGCCGGACAAAAGGAAGAGGCAAGTTCGAGCCTTGCAGTGTCCGGCCCGCACCGAAGATTTGGAGGTGATCGCTATGCGCGCCCGCGTAGTGCACCAAAGGAAAAAGGGCGCTGAACTCAAAAGCGCGGGCCGGACTTATGGAACTATAACGCAAGGAAAGGCCCGCACGATTTAAGGAGATTGAAAACATGTACTTATTCTTTGATACAGAGACAACGGGATTGCCGAAAGATTGGAAAGCTCCGATAACTGACGTGGACAACTGGCCGCGCCTGGTGCAACTGGCTTGGCTGGCGTTCGACGCGGACGGAAACCGGATCGGAGGCAAGACGGCCATTATCAAGCCCGAGGGATTCGAGATCCCGGAGAAGGCCTCAGCCATACACGGCATCACCACGGCGAAGGCCGTATCAATCGGGGAGTCCCTGTCCCTGCATTTAAACCTTATCCATCATCAGATCGGCATGGCCGGCGTGATCATAGGACACAACCTGGGCTTCGATGAGAAGATCCTGGGCGCTGAGTTCCTGCGCGCCAAGTTACCGCGCATCACGCCGGCCAGGGAGAAGATCTGCACTATGCTCAGCTCCACCAAGTATTGCGCTATCCCGTGGAGCCGCGGCAATAAATGGCCGAAGCTGACCGAGCTGCACAACAAGCTTTTCGGTAAAGACTTCGAGGGCGCGCATGACGCCGGCGCCGATATAGCCGCGACCGCAAAATGCTTCTGGGAATTGCGCCGCCTGGGCGTAATCAAGATTTTAATGCGGTAAAAATAAAGGAGGAAATATGGGCATATTGCCAACAGAAAACAACGTACCTGTAGTGGGCGTACCAAAGGAAATAAAATTATTGCTTGAGGGGCCGGGCAAGGTGGGGATAACCACATTTGCTGCGAGCTTTCCGAAGGCAATATTGCTGGAAATGGAAAGGGGCGGCGCGGATTTTGTGAGCGCGTGTCCGGTCCTGCATATATGGAAGGGACAGGACCCTCTCAAAGGTCTGCGCATGGCTATGGAGGAATTAAAGACCGACACCAGGTTCGATACGGTGGTATTAGACACCATCGACGAGTTCGCAGACATGACGGCAAAAGCTATCTGCGCGAAACTGGGCATCATGGGTATCAACGAGCCGCCCAAAGGAAAGCGCGACGGGGTGCAGTGGGACATGTACTCCAACGACGTTACAGGCATACTCTCGGCGCTTATAGCCCTGCCGAAAAATGTAGTGATCCTGGGCCATACCAAGCCCGCGACCTTCGACAGGGAAGGAAAACTTAAGTC